TAGGTATAGTTAAATATAGTGATGGCACTTATAACAAAGAAGAATTAGTAGGTTTTACGCCTAGCAGTGAATATGAGTTTGTTATTGAAGGCAAACGATTATATCGAGTGTTAAATAAATTTATTACAATTAAATATGAATATCAAGGAAACGAAAAAGAATATAATCCAAGCTGGGCACATAGCGGTTGAAGAGCTAATTAAAGTAGCTAAAGAAGCTATTGTAGATTCAGGTGATGACGTTTCAGCTGATAGATTAAAAAATGCAGCAGCAACTAAAAAGCTAGCTATATTCGATGCATTTGAAATATTAAACAGAATCCACGAAGAAGAAAATATATTAGACGGAAAGCCAGTAGAAGAAAAGAAAGAAAATAAATTTAAAGGATTTGCAGAAGGTAGATCTAAGTAATGTACAAACAAACATTAGTTAAGGTCGTAGAACCTGTAAAATTAAATACCATTAAAAGACTTAACAAGTCTAAAAAATGGGAATATGGTTACAATAAAGAAGCTGATATAGTTTCAGTATCTAGAACTGGTATGATAGGTGAAATTATAGAAATACAAGGATTTCAAATAGCTTTACCTAAACAACCAAAAGAAATATATAGTTGTAGTAAAATAAAAGAAGAACAAAAGTGGAAACAGTTTCCAGCTAATCCTGATTTTAAAAGAATTAAAACAGTATTTGACTGGCAAGATTATCCTGATGATTTTAAACAAAAACATTATGGGTATATAGACGAAGAGTTTAGAAGAAGAGAAGAAGGTTTTTGGTTTATGAACAATGGTAAACCAACATATATAACAGGTACACATTATATGTACTTACAATGGAGTAAGATTGATGTTGGTGCGCCTGATTTTAGAGAAGCTAATAGATTATTCTTTATATTTTGGG